CCTCGAAAATCCTCTCGTCCTGATTGCGAATGAGATCCTCATGGGGCTTCACATTCTTCATAAACGTTTCCAGGCAGACACCAGGATCTTTCTTGATCAGCATGCTGACCGTATTCCTGTAGGTCTTCACAATGGTGTTCTCTGGGAACGTGTGAGCCAGCTCATCCACAAACTGTAAAAGAAGCTCGTTAAATGTATCAACACTGGCCATCGTATTATCTATCTAGACTAAAATATTTAACTACATTCCGCGACTTACTTCAGGAAAAGGAGTTTCGTAGATCTCCTCGCGCTGTGAGATTCCCATGTAGACGATGAAACCGACCAAAATGGAGTTCAGAATGGCAGGTTTAATCATGTCCGCGTTTCTGGGAGGCGCTTCGCGATTGAGACGGGCCGTCAATTGAATGTAGGCCATTGTGATAATTCCTCCAACAAGAGCTGCAATTAAAGGGTTCTTAAGAGAATCACTTATCATTATTAATTAAACTAGAATTTTAGTATGTTTAACGGTTCGCACTAGGGTTGATGGAAAAGTCTTCCTCCTGTTCTTCCATGGGAGGCGTCGGATCTGCGACTCGCTTCATGATTTTGTCGTTGAATGTAAAGTTCTTCGTTTCCTCCATGGGTTCTTCTTCCGGCATGGGTTCCTCTTCTGGCATCTGCGGAGGCATTTCTTCGCCGTGATCAACGACCTCCGGTGGTTCTTCTTCATTCTCTGGAAGCGGGAGTTCTGCATCGCCGGGGAAATTATCTTCACCCAACTCTGCTGTGTGGGCTTCCTCGGACTCCTCTTGAAGCCTGTCCATGGGGTTTTTGTTCAGGTAGGTCTTCAGGATCTGGTTGATCGGGAGCATCTCCTTCACGGTCTCCTCTACCACACCGTCCATCCTCTTGACAAGATCCTTGCGGCGGTCATTCCTGCTCACCACCTCCTGATAGATATAGGGGTCCTCATAGATTCGCTTAGCGACATTCGTGTAGACACCCAATACAAATACATCGTTGGTGGGAATCTTCAGTGACACCTTCCTGGAATCCTTGGAGAGCCTGACCGATGAAATGATCTTGACCGTGGCCACAAACACCGCGGCAACCATTTCGTCTAGGCAGCCGCCACAGCGATCCACACACTTCCCCACCTCGGTATCGATCTGGTAATTATTCCACTGAGGAATCTTGGCCAGTTTGTCCTGGAATGCCTTGAGTGCCTGCTTTCCTTGGGTTTCCGTCCTGGCATCCGCATAGAGCGAGTCCATGCAGTCCAGGGCATTCGGCAGAATCGTGGACGAAAGTTGATTCAGAAGTTCCTTCTTGGCTTCTACAAGAACATTAAGGTTACTGTCCATAGTTAATGATAAAACGTATTTAAATCAACGATATTTGTCCGCGGCTTTTTTGAGGTTTGCCAGAGATGCAAATTCATTTTCTGGCTCTTTAGGTTTGGTCTTCTTGTACTTCTTATTGGACGTCTTGGGATACCATGAAACGAATAGCTGTCCATTTTCATACAACTGGGTGAAAAATCCGCCGTTGATGAACTGTCGCTCGACATACAGGGCTGCCTTGTTTACGTCAAAAGAGGGAAATCCTATAAGGAACGAAGGAATCTGCACCCAAGTTTCATGGAGACCGAGTTCGGCGACTTGTCTCACCTTGGTGCTGGCACGTTCATACAGTTCCGTATAGAGTTTCTTTTTTAGCTCTCGCTTTCGGTGGTCGATCTGTTGTACCTCGTCCACTCTCAGAGGCATTGTCTATTAATTCATTTTAAAATTCATCTGGATTATTTGCGAGCCACTCGTTTGATGCTTCGATGATTTCGGTATATCTCTGATCTTTATTGTCTCCCCACTTATCCTTGATTGCCTTTTCGGTAAGTTCCAGAGCACTCTTGGTGGGGGCATTGGCGTTTGCGATGGTGTTGTAAGGTTCCCACTCTCCAGCTTTGATACTGTCCTGGAAAGGCTTGATCCGTTCATCGCCGTTCATCAGGGGCTGAGTCGTGATGCCTTGGATTGTAACATCCTTGCCGTCGCCAATGGCGATCACATCGATTTCAGATCCATAGAAACGATTCGTATCGAGCATCAAAAACCTGGCGCGGTAGGTCATAGGTACGCCGTCTGGAGGAGACGCATAGTCCCGGTTGCGCCTGAGTACTTCCAGGTAATTAATCAAAGAGGTTCTTGTGTTTTTATTTTCATCATCCATGGGTTCGAGATCTTGGTTTTGGCGATTTTTAAGGTACTTGATATAGGCATCATAGACATCTGGGCGATTCTCCTTGAGCTTTCCTATACTTTCGGGAGTATTGAAAACCTGGATAAATACGGTTTCAATTGGGAACATAGACAGACCATTGGTTTCTAAAATCTTTTTGGCGGTCTCGGTTGCGATCTTCTGAATCATCATCGCCTTGACTGAAACATCAGCAACCGGACTTCCTTCAATATCGAGCGACCCTTCCGTGATCACACCTGACACTGCCGGGCGAAACCCAGCAAATCCACGATCCCACTTGAGGCCCTCGCGGTTTCGCGCGATGAAAAATCCAACAATGGCTACCGCCAGAACAATCAAGAGTATGGTCTGCGTACGCATCTTATATACAATCGCGAAATTATATCGCCTGATAAATTCATCAATATTGGTAAGACATGGCATTTGCTTATATGTTCTACAGTCCAAGGTGCGAACATTGCCTTGAGGCAAATAAGATCTTGGAAAACACTCCATACGCAGACCAGATCGAGTACCTGAACGTGCATCAAACCGAAATTCCAAGTGAATACAAAAAGGAACTGACTCACGTCCCAGCGATTATCACCAACGAAGGCAAATTGCTAGTCGGAGCAGAGGTCAGACAATGGGCACTCTCGCTGATACCCACCGAAATTGAATCATTCGATGCCAGAGCGATCGCTTCATTTGACGGAAATCCAAGTGTGGTTCAGGGTCTATTTGATATCGAATCCTATGGCGTACCGCTTGCCCCTCCGATGACCCCAGAGTTGGAAGCTAAGATAAACAAGAAAACCACCAATAACTAAATGATCACCAAGCCTGAAGATGTACCAAGATCTCTTGGAAATGTCTATTCATACAAACAAGGTTACAGTTCATGGAAGGAATTTATGAAAACTCGAGGAGATGATGGATTCAAACAATTTCTTGAAGACCTTTATTTAAAGAAAACGGACACTAAAACTAGTAAATGTTCTTGAAAACTATTCAAGCGTCAGCATTCAAGAACATCTTTGAGGTATTAAAAGATATCCTCAACGATGTTAATGTTTCATTTAGCAAAAAGGGAATTCACATGTTGACCCTGGACAATGCCAGAACGGCCATGGTGGAATTGTTTTTGGATGCAAATCAATTTGAAGAATATTCATGCGAGAATGAGATCATCGTTGGAATCAACACGACCAACGTGTTTAGAGTTCTAAAGTCTGTCACGGTGAATGATGTTCTGGTCATGAAAATTAATGATGATCATGTGTTGAATATTTCAATTGAGAATGACGGTAAGAAGAGTAGAAGTCATTTCAACTTGCGTCTTCTGGACATCAATGATGAAATGTACGAGGCACCTTCACTGGAGATTAGGACCATCACAACATTTCAGACCGTGGACTTTCAGAGATTGTGTAGAGATATATCCCACATTGGACCCGAACTGACCATCGAACGTTCTTTCAAAAAGATTGGGTTCAGGTGCACGGGTGATTTTGCAGAACAATATACCGAATATGATATTGATTCTGACGCGAGCAAATTCCAAACGATGAAAGATACATTTTCATTAAAATATTTGAACCTGTTCACCAAGGCCACCTCTATGTGTTCAAATATGAAACTCCTGCACCACGGTCAGGACATGCCCCTGGTTCTTGAGTACAAAGTTACTTCCCTTGGCGAACTCAGGTTCTACCTGGCACCAAAGTCCGAGGAGTAAGTTCTTCGTTCTTGTCTATGACAACTTTATTACCAAACATATAGACATGCCACTCATCTGGCACTTCTTCGTTGGCGTCAAATAGATCTTTCATACAGATGTCTTTGGCGTTGTGAAAATCTGACCTTGGTCCCGCATAGCGAAGGAATCGGGCCGTGTCCCACATCTTCACTTCACCATTTTCCATGATAGCTTCAACCTTCTGGATCATGATAGGTCCTTTCATTTCTTCAGACTCTTCGGTGTCATGTACCCTGCGCATGGGATCTCTGGTCACCATGGAATAAGGAGAACCGCGGTAGGTGTACTCTTGTTCGTATCGGATATTTTCAACACACTCTGGCTTCTTTCTTCGCAACACATATATTGCATCCCTGAAATCGGGATAATAGCACGTGATGTAAGTTTCACCTGACCTCATCAGAGGCCAGCCTTCCATGATTCTCTTCCACTCGGCCGAAGGAAACATACAATCTTTTTTGGTGTTTACGTCATAAATCATTTTCAGAGGCATCGTGATCCGGTATGGATTCTCGTTATACCACCAACCGACGAGCTTGACAAGAAAGTTATACATTTAAAGTTATAATGACATTTTTCTTTAAATGAGTTTGCTCGAGAGATATCATATAAAATTGAAGGAATATGAGAACGATGAGTTCAAGATGAATGAATACATTGCAATGGCTGCACCCTATTTATTGAGATATCAGGAAGAGAATTGTCGTCGTGATATTTTCATAGAATACATGCGTGTCGTTGAGGGCGATTTGACGGTCATGAGGGACGACGATGTATTGGAAAAAACTACATTTCATGGTGATACATGTGAAAATTGCGAATCAAAAAACATTTACGAATGTGAAATAACATCGTCGCTTGTATGCAAAGATTGTGGATGCAGTATAAATTATTTGGCCACAGGGCTATCGTATCATGATGAACAGGAACTTTCTAAAAATACACAATACAGTTACAAAAGACAAAATCATTTTAATGAATGGGTTCAACAATTTCAGGGGAAAGAATCTGCCAACATACCTGAGGACATCATAGAAAGTTTAAGGTATGAACTTAAAAAACAAAGAATTGAACAAGTTTCCAAGATTACTCATGCCAAGGTGAGAGGACTTTTGAAAAAGTTGCGACAGAATAAATATTACGAACACATACCTTACATTACAAATATTCTCACCGGCGTAAGACCGCCAGAAATGCTGCCGACGCTGGAGGAACGGCTCAGGTTGATGTTCAATGAAATACAGGAACCGTTTGATAAAGTATGCCCCAAGGACCGAAAGAACTTCCTCAGCTACCCTTACGTGTTATACAAGTTTTGTGAGCTTCTTGGTGAAGACCAATTTTTGCCTTATTTTCCTCTATTGAAATCAAAAGAAAAACTGACCCAGCAGGATGTCATTTGGGCAGATATGTGCAATCTGCTCAAGTGGCAATTTATTCCCACAGTATAACAAGTAAAGATGTCATATATCCATCTGAACGACGGAATCCACATGGATAAAATTAATCCGTATACCAATCCCGATCCAAATAAGTTCAACCCAGGTGTGTCAGAAGGAGGTGCATACAAGACAGTCTACACCGGATCTAAGCCTCAAGTCCCCCTGGTGAATTCAGTCAAGCCCTATGAAGATGCTCTTGGTGGCGCCCTCGCGGCACAGGAGACCGAGGCAAGTCCAGGGTGCACAGAGACCACGGCGGCCGGATGGAGGACGCCCTATTACTGTACGCCAGGTTCTCAGGACTATCCTCTGAATCGTCCGGCGTTACCAGAACGCATTTATGACAACCCTCCATGGAACAACCCGACCTCTATTCCCGTGACGGACCCTGTCATGGTGGAAAAGAAAAATATGAATCTGATCAAGGGCTTGCAGGTTACCGCGGTAGTTTTGTTGCTATTGACTGTCCTATATTTTTTGAAACTTCTTCCCTTCAATTTTAGGGTTTAGGATTTCTATAGTTTTTTTCATGGACTGAATTTTATTCAGGATACCGGAACACTCGTGAAACTCCAGCTGAATACATTGGGTGCAGAGCGAATCGAGATCACAACAAGAACAAGGGACACATATCACTCCTTTCTTCTTGCAGTGCTGACATCTCATATTAAAGATTAGAGTCATTTCTTTTTTAAATGGAGTACTTGACGTTCCTGGGGAATGTCGTGAAAGCGCGAGATAAACTTGATCGCAAACCATCGTTGTTGAGGGTATCTACGATGACGGTGATGGGTGGCAGAAAGAATGTCACCACTTCTTTAACAACCTTCGTTGAAAAGTTCGCATCCGGAACCAAGGGATGGAAGATGGCCAAAAACCACTTTAACAATTCTGTGACAATCTTCAAGGAAATATCACAAACCAAAAAACGTTCTGTCAAGTTGTTTGCTAATGGAAAAATTCACGTGACAGGTTCATCGACGCCCATGGAAGGCAATGCGATCATCCAGGAGATCCAAGAATTAGTAGATGAGATTTTCCCAGACGTTCGTGACCGTTCACCCATCCCCATGGAAATTCAGATGATCAATGCTACCTTTCAGGTTCCTCACGGCATCAATCAGCTGGCACTTTTGGATCTTTACAAGACCTATCGCAACAAAGTTAGTAAGATTTCATTCAATCCCGAAACCTACTCGGCAGTCAAGGCGACCATCTTCGGAACGACTGTCAGCGTTTTCAAGACCGGAAGTGTTGTGCTAGCAGGTGCAAAGACTTTCAAGGACCTTGCTGTCATCTACAAATTTCTACTTGACGTTCTTTATCATCCAGACGTAAAACTTGGCGACATCGCTATAAAGAACCAAGGCAACGCTGGACCTTATCAGAGTGAACCGTTCATCCAGGCGGTCAGAGAATATTATCTCTTGAATAAGTAAAAGATGTCTCAGCGTCTTGGTATGGCCGATGGTCGCGCCTTCACGATTTACAGTTCCAGTCAGCTGATCAACGATCGGATTATGTCTGATAATGGTATTGCTTACCCTCTTAACTACCAGTACCGCCAACTGATTGCCAGGATGGGTCCCGATCTCATCAGGCCCATCACCGATCTTCAGCGCGTGGGTCCTGTCCCCGCCAACAGTATCACCCGGTGCTTCTCGGCGGATGTGCCTCTGCTCAAGGTTCCAAAGACCAATTAAAGAAGTGACACCTTGAAATTCCATTATGGACTACGTAAAGCAATTTCAAGATGCATGTGCCGCCATGAAACGGGATGGGACGCTCACCCAAGAGAGGATGGCCGTGGCATGGCTCATGTTTATGCCAAAGGATCAGGTTGACAAGGCAGTAGACACTATGCGTAAAGTAGCCCCCCAACCCCGTTCGAAATCCTAAGAATGTTGTAGTTGACCGCGTAGATGTCACCGTTGATGGCTTCGTCCAAGATTATTCGGGCCGAATCCAGACGACTGAAATTGAGAGAACCCGTCGGGTCCCTTTTAGATGCATCCAGACAAAACGGATATATCATAGTTGTATTTTGATTTGAACCATATGGACTGTGGAAATAGGTTGACACATGCCTGTAATGCGGAACGGTTTGTTTAGCTTCACCTATCGGTTCTCCATTGATTTCCAGTAGCATGTTGTTCGTGTCATTAAAGTTGCTTGCCGTGGACGCTATGAAACTTACGGGATGACTTAGGGGCAGTTCAATCTCTTTCTTATTTGACGCTGGTATGCGTTGCGTTTGTGTGATGACATAATCAACCGAACGATCCGCCGTAATTCTTCGCTCGTCCTTGTCAATATAGATGTAACGGGTGAATAAATCAAAAGAATACCCCAGAATTGTCTGTCCGTAATTTTCCATGTAGGTGTACAGAGCCGTGGAACCCACATTGGAACCGGCAACATCCGTCGCGCCATCGAATGTAATGAAACCGGTATTTTCATCATAGGTGGGTGCAGCCTTAGGGTTGTTTATACCTGTGACTATGTTAATGTAACCATTAACCAGAGCCGTAGCATTGGCGATACGTACCACATTTTCCTCGAAGTTGGAAAATGTCACGAGACTGTTTGATCCGTCATACTGCGTACCGTCATCTTGTATTGCGTCATAAAGAATGAAACCATTTGAACCAAAAGATGGCGCTGCATTTGAAAAACTGTAAATAGCATTGGCTGTATCCCATGCATTCACAATTTGTTGCGCATAAATTGTTCTAGGTTCAAAATGTTTCACTGTCATGTATTCATATAGAGCGTTTGAACTTGGATAAGCACTGGTAGAATCTTGATTGTTGTTATCAAATCTTAGAAAACCAGATGTTTCATTTTTCAATAATACATTAGATATACCCAACTGGTTATACTGATTAATTATATTTGAAGAAGAACTTATAACATCAGCATAGTGAAATGTTTGTATATACGATTTTAAATTTGAACTTGCTTCTTTATTTACTTCTGTATCTTCTTTGTCAATCCAAATTAAATATCCCGATGTTGCATTTGATGTCGGAACACTTAAAGGTGGTGTCGGCACAAGAGTTGTGTAACCGTTTATAATATTGTTGGTTTCTTTTAATATTTCAGATGCTATATTAGAATTTATAAATCTTGAAAGTGAATTAGAAGCATCATAATTAGAAGAATTGTCTGTAAATCCATCATATGTTAAATATCCAGTAACGTTATTATTTGTAGGAGCTGTATTAGAATAATTATATAATACATCAGCTTCATCCCAAAAAAATATTATATTTTCTGCATAAGTTATACGTTCTTGGTTGTTTTGTACTGATACATTCTGATAATTAATTATGTTTTCTCTCAAAATTAAAAGTATTTCTGGACTAAAAGTTTGATAAGCTGATATTTCAGATGTATAATCGGTGTATTGATCTGTTTCAGGTAAATTTGAAATTTCATTATGATAAATCAGTACATTGGCTTGAATCTCTGTGTAACCGTCTGTGGCGTTGATGGTGACATCCTGATAGGTAGATACTGCATTCCGAATGTCTTCAAAATATGTGTTCCAGTAACTGGCTAATAGATTGAGGTAGGCCTGAACCTCGAGCTGACCGTATACATCGTCGGACCAGTGAATCACCACCTCAACATCGTGGTAGTTTAGGGCAATCAAAGGTATCGTCGATGCCCAGTCCTCGCAGAAAAAGAACTTGAATGGGTAGAAGTAACTCGAGGTCGACCCGTCCGGTCCCTTGACGCTCCGTGACAAACTCGATGCCTGAACATCAGGGGCAATCTTTTTGGAATACTCATAATACTGGGTGTCTATCAACTGATTTCCTATGAACAACTCGACCTTGTCGATGACCTGTGACCAATCGCGTTTCACTGTGAAATTTTCTGGTGATTCGCATACCAAATATACATAGGACAAAAGATCGCCCTTGATCTCAAAACGAGACGTTGAACTACCATTATTGCTTGGTTTCGTGTTGATATTTAACCGATCAATAACGCTAGAAAAATTCGTGTGACGCTTGAAAACGGTGCTGAAAAATGTAAAGTCGGGATCTATGTTTAGGGGATTATCCCGTCCCGCAGCGACAAGTGTAACGCCAGACGACATATTACTATTAGTTTATTAGATATTTAGTTCGCGTAAAGCAACCCGCCCATCCCGTTCTGGACCCTGAGGATGTTGTAGTTGACCGCGTAGATAGGAGAGTAAATTGCTGAATTTTCATTAATGAGCCTTGCCGAGTCCATGCGCGAAAAGTTGCACGTTCCAGTGGGCTGAAGCTTGGAGGCATCCAGACAGAAGGGGATCATCAAGCTTACATTAAGGTATCCTAACTCAGAGTTAGCTACAACGATTCCGGACTGCGACTGGTGATAATAGGCAGAAACCGCTGTGTAGTGAGGATATGCCTGCTTCTTCTCACCAACGTCCACACCATTGAGCTGGAGTAGAACTTTGTTGTCCGTAGCAAAAGCACTTGCCGTGGAAGCAATAAACTTCACCGGATGATTGAACGGAAGCTCGACTGTCTTGTCTCTCGGTGCCGGAATACTCTGTACCTGATGAATGAGCATATCCATAGGTCGTTCAGACATCATGCGACGCTCGGTCTCGTCCAGAAAAACATACCTGGACCATGCCTCAATTGAAGCCGTTGATGCTGTTGTTATATTATTTCCCCAGTAGATTCTCATCTCCACATCGTGGTACTGAAGGGCAATCAAAGGGAGCGCTGACTGCCAGTTCTCACAGAACCAGAACCTGATGGGGTAGAAAAAGTTGGTATTGTCGTTGTCGCTTGGAGCGGGGCCATAGATACTCTTAGAAAGTGAACTCGCCATAATTTCAGTAGAAATGTAAGCCGAAAAATTATAGTCCTGAGAGTCAATTTTTTGCCCTCCAATGTAAAGTTCAATTTTATCTATAATATTGGTCCAACTTGGAGCTACAACATTACTACCTGCATCTTTAGCCACAAGGTAAACATAAGAAAGGAGATCACCCTTGCGTTCAAAACGGATCGTCGAGTATCCGTTATTTCTAGGAACGCCTTGAATGACCTCCCGTTCAATCACACTGGAAAAGTTCGAGTGACGTTTGTAGGATGATTGAAAAAAGCTTACTTCGGGATTTCCGACGATGTGTGCATCCTGGGCA